TACACAAACAATTTTACTGGTAGGATTATTTCTTATGTGTGTTTTTAGTTCTTCTATATTTAAATAAGGACCACCTGATACAAGAATAACATTACCTTTATGTAAAGGACATTTACCTAACCATGTCTTTATAAGTTTTAAATTGTTTTTAATATTATCTCTAATAAAATCTTTAGGTACACAGTCACGAGGATTAACTACAATAGGCACACTCAATAAACTTTTAGGTATATCAGGAAGAGATTTATCATGTAGTATAAGTGCCATGTGTGTAAAACCACCACCACGTACTCTATCTTGTGAAGGTATAATCCACCTACGTATAGTCTTATGACCTTTTAATCTGTCAGTTAAAGTATTTGTACCATGATATTTTTTATCAGGAATATTTTTGTCATCATCTTCTCTGAAGAAGTTATCTACCATAACAACAGGAATATGTTTTAAATTTTGATAATCACTTTCTGTAGTCTTAATACTATTACCACCACCTATCAAAGCAAAGTCTGCATTTACATTCTTATGTTCCTTTAATGTAGTCCTAGAGTTACCTTTAACTATTTCAAAATTAAAGATTTTATTTTTCTCTTTCATCTTTTCTTTAAATTGATTTAGTCTTTTTACTACAGCAGCTTTTGTATTATGTGCTTTAACATTAAACTCTTCTGCATCTGTCTCCATAGTACCATCTTCAAATAAATCAAAACCTTTATAATGTATCTCATCTTGATTTTCAAAAGCAGCAAGAGACATTTCAATAGCACGACCACCATTCCAAGTACCAGTTTCTACAATAGATTTAGGTTTGTGTTGTCTAATAATATCAGCTAAATGTTTATGTCTTGAAGGTGTTATATCTTGAGAAGTATGTTCTTCTGATAAAGAAACTAATCTATTACCTTGAGCATCTCTAATAGGAACAGTACTAACATTATGTATACCTTCAAAGTGTGTAATATATTCTTTTATTTGTGGAACAGGTTGTATTTTCATACCATGAGCTTTGTATATATTTAAAAGTCTCTCTGTTATAAAAGCATCATTCCATTCTCTATATTGCAAGAGTTCTCCTGATATATAAGCACCACGTAAATCACCAAGTAAATCAAGAGCAGGTCTTTTATTTAAATTAAAAGCCATGAAAGAACAATCAACATATGTTCCACCATCCATATCTCTTGCACCTGCAAAAGCTATATCACAAGCTTCAGGTAACATACCAAGTATATCATCAGGTACTAATCTTTTACTACTAACAGAGTCAGCATCAATCCATATTAACCAACCTGCTTGTGCATCTTTCTCTGATAGTTCAAATGCATATTCTGTTAAAGCAAATACTTTATGTGACCATCTTAATGCATCTAGTCTCCAGTTATAAGGTATCTTACCAAACTCTGTACCATCATGTTCTTTATTTACTTTTAAAAATTCTGTATATTCTTCTATAGAATCTAAAGGTTCTAAAGATACATCAGATTTAAAAGAATAATTTTTAGGATCAAGTTTATGATAATAACATTTTAATTTTAAACTAGGTTCCCAATTATTATCAATAGAATTAATAAGGTGATGTCCTGCAACCTTATATATTTCTTCATTAAAAGAAGTAACAAAATTTATTTTGGTCATATCATATAATCTTTCGTTGGATCAATCATGTTGTTCATTTGTAACCATTGAGCATCATTACACCACTCAACTGCATACTTACCTTCTATCTCTCCTCGTGGTTTCCAAGCATTAAACCAAGGACCACCTGTTGTAAAGTGTACATTCTTTGCATCTAGTTCAGGAGAAGAGTGACTATCCAACCAATTCCATTCTTCAGGTATTCTACCTATGTCTGCTTCTTTATCAGGCAACCATTCAAAACCATGTAGCCATCTACCTGTTTGTGTATTAACCACTTCAGGTGTAAGTCTTTTATTTAATTCATGTCCACAGTTAAACATCATAAGACTTGACCAGTTCTTTCTACGATAAGGTTCTTGTACTTTACCATCCATCTTTGTAGATTTAACTGGTTCATATTTATGATGCACACACCATAGAGGATAATAATCCATACTACAAATATCAAACAATTCATTTATATCTGCACGAACATACATATCTGAATCCATAAATAAAGCTTTACCTTCATACATGTTTAAAGCAGGTACTAAAAATCTTGTAAAACTAAACTCTGTAGAAAAAGGTCTACCATCTATAACATCATAAGGTTGACCATCAATCATTTCAGATTCTCTTCTATATAAACCCATTAGCTCCACTATGTTTTTTCTAATTGGAACTACTCGTATATTTTTACTGGAAATTCTTTCCAATGAAAATTTTAAAACTTGATATGCTGTTTCTTCTTTTGGATCATACCCAATATAAACTGTATTCATTTAATCTCCTTTGATGAGGGAGTGAAAGGAAATAGAAAACACTCCCTCAATTTAAGTTAGTGTATTACTATTTCTTTTGGTCTTTGTTCTTCAGGTATGTTATGTTTTAGACTTACAGCTAATACACCATCCTCAAACGTAGCATCTTCAACCTCTACATTATCAGCTAAACTAAAGCGTTTAATAAAAGATCTTCGTGCTATATTCTTATGAAGATATTCTCCATTAGAATTTTTTGAATTAGATTCACCTTCAATAGTTAGATAAGTATCTTTAAGGTTAATCTTTAATTCATCTTTTTTAAAACCTGCGACTGCAAGTTCTATACGATAATCATTATCACCTTCTTTAACTATATCATAAGGTGGGTAATCATTACCTGTTAAGCTATCATTTTTATGTAGAGATACCATATGATCCATCAAATGATCAAACCCTATAGCATATCTATTTATATTATGAAATAAACTCATGCTTTTCTCCTTTCATTAAGCGAGTTATAGAACCCAAAATGGCATTCTATGATGTAATTATGACACACTTTTTTATAAAAGTCAAGCATTTTTTATAGTCTACCTAATCTATGAAAGATATTCATTAACTTTTCTTGTTCTTCTTTATCAACTGGAAAAGCATTATTAAGATAATATGTTATTACTTTTCTAATTAATCCAACATCTGCTGTAGCTAATGCAGGTTTATTTTCTTTTGTCATTATATATTTTCTTTCTTTATCTGTATAACTTAACCAATTAGTTATCTGCTCACTTGTTCTATGGCAACCAATACAAACATCATTCTCTAGTGTGCATACACCAATACAAGGTGAACAAATTATATGTCCACCAACTCACATACACCTGCAGTACATGCAAGTTCTTGTGATCCTTTTGTTGTATCTTCTGTTTCAAACTCTTGAAGTTTATTCCAGTTAATATCTGTAGGCATTTCTTTTGCTAACTTCTTATATGTTTTCTCATCTATATCTTGATAAGGTGCTTGTTGATATGTATGATCAGAGAAAGGTAAGAAAGATATACCACTTACATATTCAAAGTTTTCCCAACACCATGCACCTACAGGAATCCATTCATCTTCCTTAACACTTATAGTTACAGAAGGTTTATGTTCACACCAATGTTGTGCATAACATTTCCATATCTCTAATTGCTCAAGAGCAGACATATCTTTACGACATACTGAACCTTTAGGAGCCATCATAGGAAAAGAAAATACAGTTGTATGTTCTGGTTTTAAATAATCAGGTTCATTAGGTATACCAGATGCTTTCATAAACTCTGTTAATGGATCTTTATTATCACCTCTAACTGTTCTAATGTAATAAGGATTATGTCTTGCATGTATACCACTAGCACTATCAACTAATTGACTTACAGTACCTGAAGGTTTCACACAAGTAATAGCAGTTGATTGAGGTATGCCTAATTTTTTAGCAAGTTCTTTATTTGTATCTACTGCATGTTGTTTTAATACTTCTAATCTAGGAGCTAATCCATCAATAGTATTAAGTTCAACAGAATCCATAATGCCTGTCAAAGATACACCAAGTAGTCTTTCTTCTTCTGTATTGTTCTGCCATCTCTTACGAAGATAACCAAAGTTTGTAAAGGTAGATTGTATTGTACCTAGTATTGTAGCGATCTTAACTTTCTTTGTTAGTGTAGTCATAGTATCAGTAGAACGACATACAACTTCAGTTAAGTTACAGAATTGATTAGGTCTTAATATAATTTCACTACAAGGATTAGTACCAAAATCCCAGGATGCATCTCTTCTACCATTCTCTGCAGCTTTTGCTTGAGCAGATGCTCTATTAAAGATACCTCTCTCACCTGATTTACTTTCATATAATGATAGCCATTCTTTCATAAAGATACCTACATCAGGTTTCTCTGTATAAGCTACAGAGTTATTAGCTAATGCTCTTTGTGGATTTTCATTCCACCATTCACCCATTTTAGCACCACGAATACGCTGATCAGATAAATTAGATAAAGATATAAGTGCTGATCTACGTACACCACCTACAACTACTACCTCACCTGTCTTACATACAATGTCATGGCATTCCATAGAAGATAATTTTCTACCTCTTGCTTCTTTAAATTTACTAATAGTAAAATCAAAGAGATCAACTAAAGGTTGTGGTCCACTAGCTCTACCACCAAAGGTTTTAAGTCTAGCACCTGCAGGTCTTACTTTTGTTACACTTATCTTGGGTATACGTGCAGTATATAAAAAAGAAATAAGATCTCTAAATGCTCTTGCCCATCCTTCTTTAGAATCAGCAACAGAAATAACATCATCTGTATTTTCAAACTCTTGATCAGGTATAGTAGGAAGCTTGTCAGCATACTGTCTTTCAACAGAGAAACCTACACCTGTACCATTCATAAGTATATATAACACTTCATCAAATGCTTTTGGACTATCAATAGGAATATAAGAACAATTATAAGCAGCAACATTCTCTCTATCTAATGCTCCACCTGCAGTCATTAAAGCTCTCATAGATGGCATCACTTGTAAAGAGAGTATAGCTTCTTCTAATTCTTTCCATTCTTTATCTTTAATTATACCTTTATAATTTACATCTATTTGATTTTTAAAATAAACTATAAGTCTACCTACAGTTTCAGTCCATGTCTCTCTTCTACCTTCTTCTTCTAACCATCTTGAATACCTAGACATATGTATAAATGATTGATATTCAGTAGGTAAATAATTGCTTCCCATCATTGATGCCATTTATTTCTCCTTTCCATACTTTAATTCTAATATTAATTCTGCATAATGAATTACTTTTTCTATATCTTTTCTACCTTCGCCTTTTGTTTTATGACGAGTTATGTATTTTACCACATTACCCTCTAAGAAGTCAAGATTATTTTTAACAATATAATCTATTGGTTGTATAGCACAGTTTTTATAATGGTCTCCACCTATTTGTTTAGAGGTAGCATTATTATATTCATATTCATATGTTCCTTGTAAATTTCTTTTTAATAATTCTTCTTCTTTATTTCTTCTCTTCATATAATCTCTATAACTTTCATACTTCCATCCTCTGTCTTCAGGATTTATCCAAGACTCTTCTGATTCTTTGTCTGACATATTTTATCTCCTTTGAATTAATTACTTTAAGTGCGAAACCTCTTGTATATTCTGCATCCATACCTGCATTCTCACAGACATACTCAAAGTTCTCACATGTTACACCTACACTACAGAAGAACCAAGCACGAGCATTAGCTCTTTCAACACTTGTACGTGATGATTCTACTCTTGTCTTTTCTTTTGTAGCATCTAATAATGCTTGGAATATAACAGATAAAAATAGTAATCTTTCAGGACTACTCTCTTCATACTTGTCTATCTCTGTTAAGATTCCAAGATAGTCTTTGTTCATAGTCTAGTCTTCTATTGTTATCTCATCTCTAAATGTATCTATTAACATATGTACAGCTTCATCAGCACTTGCAGCTAACTCAATCTGTTTAATAAATTCATCAATCACTTGTGGATGTTCACCTATACCCACAGGATTCTCCATGTATATACGAGCAGTAGCTAATGCTTTGTCTCTTTTAGATTCAAATTCAGCCAATGCAGTATCATACATTGCTTTTTTTAGTGACATCTTTTACCTCCTTTCCTAACCATTTTACTTTTGTTATAATTCCTAAAGGTCCTTTACAAGATAATGTTCTTCTTTTTATTTTAGGTCCTCCCTTAATATTAATTCCTTCAGTAAAACCATCTCTAGTAGTACGTGCTATAGCACTTACAGCTCCTCTATCATAACCATTTTCATTACACCATGCACCTAAACAATCAACTTTTATTAGTTTATTATCAAGATAAAATTCTGCTTTACCTTGGTATTTACCTGCCTTATCTCCTACACCTTTTCCTTTTCTACCATCACTCAGATTTTTTCTATACTCAGGATCTTGATAACTTTCAACAGGTCTATAAAATTTACCACCTACATAAGAATTATAATAAGCAGGTTCATCTGTACCTTCTATCACAGCAGTAAGTACATCCCATTTCATTTGATAGTATGCTTCATAGTATCGTAAACTTCTTTTGTTTTTATACTCTGCTATAACTTCAAAAGTAAAATGTTCTTTACCTATCTTTTTTATATCTTCATTTAAATATTTAGATGATCCTGTATATATTTCCCATTTATATTTTTTCTTAGTTTTACCTACATAATATTGTTTACAACCTACATATGCTTTAGTAGTTTTAGTATTCGTTATAAGATAAACAAACCCAAACTTATCTAGGTTAGGTACGAAAGGTTCTTCAGTACCATACCTAACCCAATGACTTACCATTCTAACACCTCATCTACGTTAGGTTCTTTAGCAACATTCGTAAGAAACCTTGTACCTTTTGCATACTGAAACACACGTAATCCTTTACCTTGATTAGCATCACTCCAACAAGTACGCTTATGTGAACAATACAAGCAACCAATAGCAAGCTTACGATTGCCACTAGCTCCATCAGGCAAATCATCATAACACCTGTCAGGTGGATTATCTTG